CAAAGAATCTTCCGAACCAAGATGACTTGGCTTCCAAAGAGTTTGACAAGAGAGTTAAGATTGCTGAGTTGATGTTGAAGGAAGCAGACATCAAAAACAAGTCTAAGATTGTTGAATTGCAAATGGCTGAGAAAAACAACAAGATTTCAGGCATGGAAGAAGATTTCCTCAACCAATTGACCAAGCAGTTAAGTTCTGCTCAAACTGGTACTGAATAATGGATGTCGAAAAACTTGCCAAGGAGCTAATCCTTAAAAACATGACTCCTGAACAGCAGATGGCTGTTCTTGAGGGCATTAAATCTACTGTTGCCGAAGCCAAAGAGGTGCAAAAACGCAAGATTGGCGAGAATGTTGATATAGTTGTCCAAGCACTCAAGAAGATTGAGGCTGATATTCGCTCTCGTTATGACGATGTTGGCAATGCCATTGAAAAGCGTGTTGCTTCTATCAAAGATGGTCGTGATGGTATCAACGGCAAGGATGGAAGGGATGGCAAAGATGGAAAAGCAGGTAGAGATGGCGCAAAGGGTGATAAAGGTGACGCTGGTCGAGATGGGCGTGACGGAGTGGATGGTGTTGATGGTGTTTCTGTTACCTCTGCTCGCATTGATTTTGATGGTAGCCTTGTCATTGTCCTGTCTAGTGGCGTTGAACTCAATGTTGGTGAGGTTGTTGCTCCTGATCTTGCAGAACGCATCAAAGTCATTACTAATGGTGGCGGTACTTCTCAGTCTGTACTTGATACTCTAGCCTCCCTACAAACCCAAATCAATAACCTGATTCCTAGCCAAACAGGAAACTCAGGAAAGTTCTTAACTACCAATGGTTCAGCCCTGTCGTGGGCTTCTGTTGCTGGTGGTTTGAGTTACCAAGGTACTTGGAATGCTTCTACCAATACGCCTACATTGGCAAGCAGTGTTGGTGTCAATGGCTACTACTACATTGTTGCAACTGCTGGCTCTACCAATCTAAACGGCATCACTGATTGGGCGATAGGAGATTGGTTACTGTTCAATGGTTCTGTGTGGCAAAAGATTGACCAATCAGAGACTTTGCAATTTGTCACATCTGCTGATGCAAGCGTCACAGTCACAACAACAGGCTCAACTGCTGATCTTGCCGTTTACTCCTCTCCAAGACTGATTACTCAGGTTCGCAATGAGACAGGCGCAACGCTGACAAAGGGAACAGTTGTCTATATCAATGGTGCTTCTGGCAACAAAGCCACTGTAACCAAGGCTCTTGCAACAGGGGACACTACTTCTGCCCAAACACTTGGTTTGATTCTGGCAGATATTTCAACAAACAATAACGGCTATGTGATTTTGGCTGGCGACATTGCAGGGTTAGACACTTCTGCATTTGCCGCTGGCACACAGTTGTATTTGAGTTCTTCTACGGCTGGCGCATACACATCTACCAAACAATACGCACCTAACCACTTGGTTTATGTGGGTGTTGTCACTCGTAGCCATGTGAATCAAGGCTCAATTGAGGTCAGGATTCAAAACGGCTATGAGATGGATGAGTTGCACAATGTGTCTGCTCAGAATGCCACCAATGGTCAAGTGTTGATCTACAACGAAACAACTGACTTGTGGGAAAAGAACACGCTAACTGATGGCACAGGTATAACCATTACTGAAGGTGCTGGTTCTATCACGATTGCCAACTCAGGCGTGACCTCTGCGGTTGCTGGTACAGGCATTTCAGTCTCAGGCGCTACTGGTGCTGTGACAATCACCAACTCTGCCCCTGACCAAACAGTTGTATTGACTGCTGGTACTGGTATTAGTACGAGTGGTACTTACCCTAACTTCACAATCACCAACTCAGCACCAGATCAGACTGTTGCTTTGACAGGCGCAGGGACTACCTCTGTTACTGGTACTTACCCTAATTTCACCATTACATCAAACGATCAGTATTCAGGCACTGTAACCTCTATCACTGCTGGCACTGGCTTGACAGGTGGAACAATTACAACAAGTGGCACTGTTGCGTTAGCAACCAGTGGGGTGACAGCGGCAAGCTACACAGCGGCAAACATCACTGTTGACGCTTATGGTCGTATCACATCAGCATCTAATGGTACTGCTGGTGCAAGCATCAGTAACGACACAAGTACCACAAGTAATTTGTATCCATTGTTTGCAAATGCAACATCAGGTACGCCAACTACGATTTACACTGGTAACACCAAATTGCTTTACAAGCCTAGCACTGGCGAGTTGCAATCAACTGTTTTGGTGGCATCCAATGGAATTGTGGTGAACTCACAGACTGTATCTGCTGACTACACTATTGCGGCAGGAAACAATGGCATGAGTGCTGGAACAGTGAGTGTCAATTCAGGCATCACTGTAACGATTGCAAGCGGTTCAATTTGGACTGTGGTGTAAAGGAAAGAAATGTCACAAGTAGCAATCGCAGGAAATGCAAGTGGTACAGGAACTCTGACCATTGCCGCACCTAATACAAACAGCAATTTCACGCTGACTTTGCCGACAGCAACAACCACATTGGTAGGTACAGATGCAACTCAGACGCTGACAAACAAGACAATTCAAGGCGGTGCTATTACCTCTAGCACTGCTGTTGCCAGCACATCAGGTACAAGCATTGACTTTACGGGTATTCCATCATGGGTAAAGCGTATTACGGTGATGTTTGCCGGAGTTAGCACTAACGGAACAAGTCCTTTTTTAGTGCAGTTAGGCGATGCTGGCGGCATAGAAAATACAGGGTATGTTTCAAGTAGCACTGGCTTTACTGGCGCAGCAGGGTCAACAAGTTCAAGCACTGCGGGGTTCATCATGGCCTATGACACCGCTACTTATATCGCATCCGGCTCTTTTGTGCTTAGTTATATTGGCGCTAATCTTTGGGTTGGCTCTGGGACGGGTAAATTTGCGACTAATGTCAGTTGGGTTGCTGGCGGAGATAAAACCCTCTCCGACACGCTTACCCAAATCCGCATCACCACTGTCGGCGGCGCAAACACCTTCGACGCTGGAACAATCAACATCATGTATGAAGGATAAAAAATGACACACAGAATCGTAGTAAATGTAGAGACAGGCGTAACCTCAATCGTTGAGTACACCGCTGAAGAACAAGCAATCCATGATGCGGCAGTAGCGGCACAGCAAGCAGAGGCTGAAGCACAGGCACTTGCTGATGCACAGGCTTTGGTAGAGGCGGCACAGCCTCAAGAGGTGACTACATGACCATAGCAATATCAGGAACAAATGGCATCACCCTTGATGGGCAGTTTAATTCTGCGTCATCAATGGGCTTCAAGAACCGCATCATCAATGGCGGGATGGTGATTGACCAGAGGAATGCGGGGGCATCCATTACGCCTACAGCAACAGTATATTCAGTTGATCGTTGGCAAGCCACTGTAAATGTGGCATCAAAAGCAAGTTTTGACCAAACTACAACTGCACCCACTGGTTTTACAAATTCAATGTTAGTAACCTCGTTATCTGCTTATTCAGTTGCGGCTGGTGATGTTGTTACTTATCGTCAGCAAATTGAAGGGTTTAACATAGCTGATTTAGGATGGGGTACAGCATCTGCGGCAACTATTACAGTTTCATTTTGGGTGCGTTCTTCATTAACAGGAACTTTTGGTGGTTCTGTTAAAAATGGAGGCTCTACTCGTTCTTATCCTTTTACTTACACAATATCAGTTGCAGATACATGGGAGCAAAAAACAGTAATTATTGCTGGTGATACTACTGGAACATGGCCTACTGACAATACAAGCGGATTGATTCTTAGTTTTGGACTTGGAGTAGGGTCAACCACTTCAGGAACTGCTGGAGCATGGGCGGGAGCAAACTACAATTCAGCAACAGGCGCAACATCAGTAGTCGGAACAAACGGTGCTACCTTCTACATCACAGGCGTACAGCTAGAAAAAGGCTCAACAGCAACGAGCTTTGATTACAGACCTTATGGTACTGAGTTGGCGCTTTGTCAGAGATACTGTTATGTATTGAGAAGTGGAAGTACTTTGTCTCAAGTTGGTTTTAGCTCTGCTCAATCAACAACCAGCGCATTTTTGGGTATATATTTGCCTGTTACACCAAGAACAAATCCAACAGGAATTACAGCTTCTAGTGCAACTTGTCTAAACAGCTACGCTGGAAATACCAACGTAACAACGACAGCTATTGGTGTATCTTCTGGTTGGACTTTTGTTGGAAACTTTGTAACTATGCAATTAACTACCGCAGGTAGTTTAGTTGCTGGTCAAATTTCTCCAACTTATTTTAATTCTTCAACTGCAACTATTGAGTTTACAGGAATGGAACTATGACAACACCTACCTTTAAGTTAATCAAAAATCCCATCACAGGAGAAGAAGATTCAGTAATGCGGATTTGGGAGGATGGAAAATGTGAATCTCATCTGGTTACTGCTGAAGCCTACCTTGCATGGCTTGCCGAGGGCAACACACCATTGCCACCAGATGAGGAGCAAACATGACCATCATCATTAACGGCACAACTGGAATCTCAGGAGTAGATGGTTCTGCTGGTACTCCTGCTGTCCAAGGAACTGATACCAACACAGGAATTTATTATTCTGCCGCTGATACTGTTGATGTTGCTACTGGGGGAGTGCAAAGAGGGCAATTTGATTCTTCGGGAAATTTTAAATTCAACTCAGGCTACGGTTCTGTTGCTACTGCTTATGGTTGTCGTGCTTGGGTAAACTTCAACGGCACAGGTACTGTGGCAATTCGTGCTAGCGGCAATGTGACAAGCATTACTGATAATGGTACTGGCGATTACACAGTGAACTTTACAACAGCAATGACAGACGCAAATTATGGGGTGAGTGGTTTAATTGGTGCTGGCTCATCAACAAATCGTGTTGCAACAGGTTGGTTTTCAGCACCAACTACAAGCGCTTTTCAAATCCGATGCAACAATGCGACATTTGCGGCAACAGATACCGAATATGTTTCTATTGCATTATTCCGCTAATCAGGAGTAACCATGAACCAAAGAATAATTTTTCCAAACGATGAAGGCGGTGTAGCCATCATTGTTCCTGCACCTGAATGCGGTTTAACCATTGAGGAAATTGCCGCAAAGGATGTTCCTGCTGGCAAGCCTTACAAGATTGTGGATGTGGCAGACATTCCAACAGACCGCACATTTCGTAACGCATGGGAATTTTCAGAATGATTACCATCAACATCGACAAAGCCAAGGGCATTGCCCACGACAAGCGCAGAGAAGCAAGGTCTGCTGAGTTTGCGCCCTTGGACATCAAGGCAACCATCCCATCTGAAGCAACAGCGGCAGAAGCGGCAAGGCAAGCTGTGCGTGAGAAGTATGCGGCTATGCAGACTGCCATTGACTCAGCATCCACGGTTGATGAGATTAAGGCGGCAATGCCATGACCCCAGAGTTACAAAAGTATTACGAAAATCGGTTTGAAACGATGGGTAGCCAAGGGTGGAAGGATTTAATTATTGATATTGACAATATGATAGAGTCACTCAATAATATAAGCGTAATTCCTGATGAAAAGACCTTGATGTTCAGAAAAGGTGAACTTTCCATCTTGACTTGGCTGAAAACCTTGAGAGAGGTCAGCGAACGAGCCTACGAGGAATTGAATGAAAAGAATGTATGAATTTGTCTGCGTAAGTGGACACAGAATTGAGAGGTACTGTGATTATGAGACACAGGAAACTCAGTGTGAGTGCGGTGGTTCAGCCAATCGCACAATCAGCGCACCAAGCGTCAACTTGGAAGGGTGGTCTGGTCATTTTCCATCGTCATGGATGAAATTTGACAAGAAACATCGTGATAAGTTGGTGGCAGAGCGCAAAGCCACAACATAAGCATTTATGCCGTTGTGTATCCTAGAACCCAAAAGTGGCAGGAAAAAGGAAAAATATGTTGATTGATAACCCAGACGAGATGCAGAGTGAGTTAGACATTGTTGAGCAGAAAAAGCTTGAATCAACAATTGAGCCAGCGTCAGATGACATTCCTGATAAATATCGGGGTAAACAGTTGTCTGACATTATCAAAATGCACCAAGAGGCAGAAAAGCTGATTGGCAAGCAAGCTCAAGAAGTTGGGGAAGTTAGGAAGCTCGCTGATGAACTCATCAAGCAAAACCTTGCTGGTAAACCTCAACCTATTAAAGAGGAAGAACCTGAAGTAGATTTTTTCGAGAATCCACAGGCGGCTGTTCGTAAAACTGTTGATAACCATCCTGATGTACTTGCGGCTCGTCAAGCGAGTCAAGAGTTCAAAAAGATGCAAATTCAGCAAAAGCTGGCGCAAGAACACCCTGATTTCGGTCAGATTGTTCAAGATGCAGACTTTGTGAATTGGGTGAAATCTTCACCTGTTCGTATTGGTTTGTACGCTAAAGCTGATGGTGAGTTTGACTATGACAGTGCAAACGAATTGTTGAGCACCTACAAGCAGTTGAAGGGCGTTAAGGCAAAACAGACTAGCGATGCAGGGGAAACCCAACGCAAGTCGAACCTTAAAGCGGCAAGTGTTGATGTAGGTGGTACTGGTGAATCTGGAAAACGAGTCTATCGCAGGGCAGACCTTATTCGGCTGAAGATGACTGACCCGAACCGATACGATGCCTTGAGTGAAGAAATCATGGCGGCATACGCAGAGGGGCGTGTCAAGTAACCCTAACTTTTGATTTTTTGGAGTACACAAATGGCAACATCATTTTCCCCTAGTAACTCAGTTACTACCACCACTGGCGCAACATTCATTCCTGAAATTTGGAGTGATGAAATTGTTGCGGCTTACAAGAAAAACCTCGTTTTAGCCAACTTGGTTATGAAGATGAACTTCAAGGGCAAGAAAGGTGACACTGTTCACATTCCTGCACCTACCCGTGGTTCTGCTTCTGCCAAAGCCGCTGAGACAGCAGTTACTTTGATTGCCGCCACTGAGTCCGAAGTCCAAGTGTCGATCAACAAGCACTATGAATATAGCCGCTTGATTGAAGACATCGTGGAAGCACAGGCTCTGAACTCTATGCGTCAGTTCTACACCTCCGATGCTGGCTATGCCTTGGCTCGTCAAGTCGATACAGACTTGGTGCAGTTGGGTCGTTCAGCCAACGGTGGTGCTGGTACAGCCGCATACGCCGCCGCCTACATTGGTGGTGACGGTACGACTGCCTATGTTGCCGCAAGCAACAATGAATCAGCACTGACTGATGCGGCTATTCGTCGCACTATTCAGCGTTTGGATGACAACGATACTCCTATGGACAATCGTTTCTTCTTGATTCCTCCATCAAGCCGCAACACCCTGATGGGTTTGGCTCGCTACACCGAACAAGCATTTGTCGGTACTGGTGACGCTATTCGCACTGGTGAAATTGGCAACCTGTATGGCATCCCTGTCTTCACCTCTAGCAACGCTGATACCACTTCTGGTTCTGGTGCGGCTCGCGTGTGCTTGATGGGTCACAAAGATGCGATGGTCTTGGTTGAGCAAGTTGGTGTGCGTTCACAAGTACAGTACAAGCAAGAGTACCTTGCTACACTGTTCACAAGTGACACTTTGTATGGCGTTGCCGCCTTGCGTAGTGCCGCTTCTGTGGGTGCGGCTAAGTCCTCATCCATGTTTGCCTTGGCAGTTCCAGCCTAATTGCAGTTGTCCCCCCTGCCCTAGTGGTAGGGGGTCTTTTTTAAACTAAATTAGGAGAAATCAAAATGGCAAGCGCAACCGCAGTTGTGACACGCAGAGGCAATGACCAGTTTCGTGGTTTGTTCTCTGACACTTGGGCTGTAAAAGCAACCCTTGATGCTGGCTCATTAGATGATGGTGTCGGTGAGACAGATGATGTGACAGTTCCCGGTGTCGCCTTGGGTGACATGGTTATTGGCGCATCTTTGGGTGTGGATTTGGTTGGTTTGACAGTCACTGGCTATGTCAGTGCCGCAAACACAGTTAAGTTCCGCATTCAAAACGAGTCAGGTTCAACCGTGAATTTGGCATCTTCAACCTTGCGCATCGTTATTGTTCGCATGGTTTAAGGATAGGGGGGCTAGTCCCCCCTTTCTCATTTAAGGGGTTTTATGGCTACTTTTAAGTGTCTGCAATCAGGCAATCTTGTTTCCTTTCACAATCAAGTTGACATTGATTCCATGAAAGGTCATCAGGGTTATGTGAGGGTAGACGATGTAGAAGTAACCATAGAATCTGTAGAATCAGAGACTAGAACAGATACCGCCTTTCGTGCGCCTGTCATCCCCACAATCAAGCGTATGGGAAGACCCAGAAAGGTAGATTTAAATGTCTGACATTGATGCCAGAGACTTTGGAAAACTTGAAGCCCAAGTAGAGGCTCTCCAAAAAGAGATGCACACACTTAGTTCAGATGTAAAGGCCTTACTTGAACTTGCCAATAAAGGCAAAGGTGGATTTTGGATGGGAATGACTATCGCTTCTTTCATGGGTGGTATCGTGACCTTTGTTGCTGATCGTATCTGGAAATAAGGAGAACAGTATGCCAATGGTCGGAAAAAAGAAGTTTCCCTACTCTGAAAAAGGCGAGAAAGAAGCCAAAGAGTACGGCAAAAAAAAGGGCGTTCCTGTGACCATCATGGTTGCGATTGGAAAGCCAAAAGGTTTGCCTATGCGTGGTGGCAGAACTGCCACTAACATGATGAAGAAATCAGGTCGTGGCAAATGAAAAAGACCAAAGCACAAGCCAAAATCAGCAAAGTTATGCGTGAGTACAAGGCTGGTGAATTGCACTCAGGCAAGGGTGGCAAGGTTGTAAAGAATCCTAAACAGGCAGTTGCGATTGCTTTGTCTGAGGCAGGGATGTCTAAGCCAAAGAAGAAGATGAAATGAAGCAAGGACTCTATTCCAATATTTGGGCTAAAAGAAAAAGAATAGCCGAAGGGTCTGGCGAAAAGATGAACAAGGTGGGGTCTAAAGCCGCACCTACAGCCGCTGACTTCAAACAGGCGGCAAAGACTGCAAAGAAACCAAAAAAGGTGAAGTAATGAAAACTCCAGCTTGGCAACGCTCCGAGGGCAAAAATCCCAAAGGGGGGTTGAATGCCAAGGGGAGAGCATCTTATAATGCAGAAACTGGTGGCAACCTGAAAGCACCAGTAAAGTCGGGGGATAACCCTCGCAGAGCAAGTTTCTTGGCTCGCATGGGCAATATGGCTGGTGCAGAGTACAAGGATGGTGAACCGACAAGACTGCTTCTTTCGCTTAAAGCATGGGGTGCATCCTCAAAAGCTGACGCAAAGGCAAAAGCTAAAGCTATATCCGCAAGGAACAAAGCGAAGGCAAGCAGATGACATACTTAGAACTTGTAAATGATGTCCTAATTAGATTGCGTGAGGAGCAAGTTTCTACTGTTTCCGAAACAACTTATTCCGCACTGATTGGCAAGTTTGTAAATGATGCAAAGCGTCAAGTAGAAGATGCTTTTGCTTGGAATATTCTTGGCACAACAATCACTCTGAGCACTACTTCAGGCACATACTCTTATGCTTTGACAGGTGCTGGTCAGAAGTTCCAAGTTCTTGATGTGCTGAATGTCACAAGCAACATTCGCATGAAGAACATTGATTTTGCAACCATGAATAGGTTTCAGAACTTCTCTACACCTGTCAGTGGAATCCCTGCCTATTACGCCTTTGATGGTGTCAATGGTAGTTATGACACCAAAGTAACGCTGTATCCTCGCCCTGATGGTGTTTACAGCATCCCATTTAGCCTGACAGTCCCACAAGCCACATTGTCATCAGATGCAACAATCATCTCTGTGCCTGATGTGTTGGTGGCTCAAAATGCTTATGCTCGGGCATTGGTAGAGCGTGGTGAAGATGGTGGTTTGTCTTCATCTGAGGCTTATCTGTTGTACAAATCCATGCTCTCTGACTACATTGCATTGGAAGGCACTCGCTACCCTGAGAATCAGGAGTTTGTAGCGATATGAGCCAACCTATTCAGACATTCAGCATCTCAGCACCGGGGTTCTACGGTCTGAATACTCAAGACTCGCCTCTTGATTTAAATGCTGGTTTTGCTTTGGTTGCGACTAATTGCATCATTGACCAATATGGTCGTATTGGCTCACGCAAAGGTTGGTCAAGGGTTAATGCTTCTTCTGGTGACTTGGGTGCAAATGATGTCAAAGTCATCCATGAGTTAGTTCAAGCTGATGGAACATTGACTGTCTTGTTTGCTGGAAACAACAAGATATTCAAGTTGAGTTCTACAAATGTTGTGACTGAACTCACCTATGGGGGTGGGGGTACTGCACCAACCATCACTGCAAGTAATTGGCAATGTGCGTCATTGAATGGCATCACTTACTTCTTTCAGTCTGGTCACAATCCATTGATTTATGACCCTGCTGTATCGACTACAACATACCGTAGAGTTTCAGAAAAAACTGGTTATCAAGCTACTGCACCTGATGCTGACATTGTGATTTCAGCGTTTGGTCGTTTGTGGGCGGCTAACACTACCTCTGTAAATGCCACTGTTTATTTCAGTGACTTGATTTCAGGTCATGTATGGTCAACAGGAACTGCTGGCTCATTGAATGTAAACAATGTATGGGCGAATGGTGCTGACCAAATTACTGGTTTAGCGGCTCACAATGGTTTCTTGTTTATCTTTGGTAAGCGTCAGATTCTTGTCTATCAAGGTGCAACATCACCATCAACCATGACATTGAGTGACACTGTTGAAGGTATTGGTTGCATTGCTAGAGACAGTATTCAGACCACAAGCACTGATGTGTTGTTCTTGTCAAATTCAGGTGTCAGATCATTGATGAGAACGATTCAAGAGAAGTCTGCGCCTGAGAGAGACTTATCAAAGAATATTCGTAATGATTTGATGGGTGCTGTGGCTGGTGAGACATTGGCAAACATCAAGTCTGTGTATTCGGAGCGTGAAGCCTTTTACTTGTTGACAACACCTAGCATTGATACTACTTGGTGTTTTGATACCAAGGCTTATTTGCCTGATGGTTCTGCAAGGGTGACTACATGGGATTCAATCACGCCTAAGTCTTTCTTGTCTCGCAGAGATGGAAGTCTTTACATTGGAAAGAATGGGTATATTGGTTACTACAACACATATCAAGATTACGATACTGCTTATCGTATGTTGTATTACACAAACCATGCTGATCTTGGCGACCAAAATGTTATTTCTATTCTGAAAAAGTTGTCTACAGTCGTGATTGGTGGCTCCAGCCAAGTGGTGACATTCAAGTGGGGATTTGACTTTAAGACAAACTATTTGTCAGCAAGTGCAACTATTCCAACACAAAATGTGTATTACTATGGCGTAGCAGAGTATGGAGCAAATGCCACAACAATTGCTTATTATTCTGATGGTGTTGCATTGCAAACATTGACAGTTCCTGCAACAGGGACAGGCAAGGTTGTGCAAACAGGTTATGAATCAGACATCAATGGTTTTGCTTTGTCTATTCAGAAGATTGAAATTCAAGCCAAGAATGGCAAACTGAGTTAAAGGAGAGTATTGTGTCTGACTACACCAAGAGTACGAATTTTGCCACCAAAGACAATTTGTCTTCTGGCAACCCTTTGAAGATTGTCAAAGGTACTGAGATTGACACTGAGTTCAACAACATTGCTACTGCCATTGCCACTAAAGCAGATTTGGCAAGTCCTACCTTTACTGGTACGCCTACATTGCCAACAGGTACGGTTGCTGTTACTCAGGCTAATGGAAGTAACACAACCACTATTGCTACCACTGCCTTTGTTCAAGCGGCAATTGCTTTGTTGTATCCAGTAGGTTCAATTTACACGAATGCTTCTGTCAGCACTAACCCCGGCACTTTGCTTGGCTTTGGTACATGGACTGCATTTGGTGCTGGTCGTGTCATGGTTGGATTTGACTCTAGCAATGCACTGTTTGACACTGCTGAAGAAACTGGTGGTAGTGCAGATGCAATTACTGTTAGCCACACGCACACAGCAACATCGACTTCAACAGTTACCGACCCCGGACACTTTCACACAGCCGCTAGATTTAGTGGTGGTAGTAGCCAAGGTGTTGGGTCAGTTGATAATGATAACGCCTCTGTGACAAGCACCGCTACCACAGGCATCACTGTTGGCACAACAACAACAGTTGCCTCTGCTGGTTCAAGTGGCACAAATGCTAACTACCAGCCATACATTACTGTGTATATGTGGAAAAGGACTGCGTGAAGACACCAGTAATCTATCACAATGATTACATTGTCTTGTTGGAAAATGATTTTGGGTTCACTTTTATTCATTGCGATTGTGTAAAGTGGACAAAGGAAGTGAAGAAAGATTTGTTGGGTGATTTGAGAAAGTTGTTTGAGATACATAGAAGTGAGATTTATGCAATACATGAGATTGGTGATGTAAAGCATGAGAAATTTCTAGGTATTGTTGGATTCAAGTATCTGAAAGATTTTGTTGGTTCAGATGCAAAACTAAGACAAATATTTGTCAGGAGAATATGATGGGACTTGAAGCGGCATTAGTTATGGGTGGTGCATCACTGCTTGGCGGTTCGATGCAAAGTAAAGCGGCTGAAAGAGGGGCGCAAGCATCAGCACAAGCACAACTTGAGTCTGCACGAATTGCGGCTGAAGCGGCTAAGTTTCGCCCTGTTGGTGTAACCACTCGTTACGGCACTTCTCAGTTTCAGTTTGACCCAAGCGGTTATCTTACTGGTGCTGGTTACACAGTTTCTCCTGAACTCAAAGCCTATCAAGACCGATTACAGGCTTTGACAGGCGGTGCTTTAACTCAAGCTGAGATGGCTGGTCAACAGTATGCGCCACTTCAGCAAGGTGCTCAAGGATTGTTTGGATTGGGTCAGCAGTACCTACAGCAGTCTCCACAGCAAGTAGCGGCTCAGTACATTCAACAACAACAAGACTTGCTTGCGCCTAGCCGTGAGCGTCAATATGCCCAGTTGCAAAACCAGTTGTTCCAAACAGGTCGTGGTGGCTTGTCTGTAGGTGCTACAGGATTGCGTCCAAGTGGTGCTGGTGGCTTGGGTGCTACTACTCCTGAAATGGAAGCGTACTACAACGCATTGGCACAACAAGATATGCAGTTGGCTTCTCAGGCTCAACAAGCTGGTCAGCAGAATGTGGCTTTTGGCACAGGATTGTTGGGTTCAGGCGCACAATTGATGGGTCAGTATCAAGCTGGTCAAGTCGGTGCTTTGAGTCCATTTACAAGCTATTTGGGTGCTGGTTCTACCATTGAATCTCTTGGACAACAGCCTTTGGATATTGGCGCACAGTTGGGCGGTCGTGCGGCTACTGCTGGTGCTAATGTTGGAGAAGCCTTGTTAACTGGTGGACTTGGTGCGGCAAGAACCCTTCAAAGCACTGCTGGTAGTGGTTTTGGTAAAGCATTGATGGGACTTGCTGACAATCCTTATGTTCAACAAGGGTTAGAGAGATATTTCAATCCTCCGCAACAACAGGCTTTTTCTGATGCCTACCAAGCGTCTATTCCTGTGAATAATTTATCGTCTGGATATTTCAATCCACAAATGTCTATTGGCGCAAGAGATTATGTTATTTAAGGAATAAATCATGACAAACGGTTACACCATTCCAATGGATAGACTTTTCGCAAACCAAAGCACTTATGGCGATATGGATTTGGAATCTCAAAGAATTCGAGAAGAAGAACAGCTTAGGTCTGAAATGGCAAAAAAAAGGTTTGAGGAAATTATGAGTCCACCATTTCGCCAATCTCTCCTTAGTGACTTTGCTCCAGCAGAGATGGAGAATATTCAATTAACACCTGATGCTGAACCATACTCAGCACTGTCAGTAAAACAAGCACCTGCGTCTATTGTGGGTGGGATGTTCAGTCCTGAAATCTCTCGTGCGGCAGAGATGGAATACTTGCAAAAGCGTCAAGCGGCTATGCGTGATCGTGCATTGGCATTTGCACAGCTATCTCCTATGCAACAAGCAGACTATGGTTTCTACCGTGGTGGTCAGCAGTTGGGTGATGTTGTTGGTGGTGCTTTGGGTGGACAAGACCCACAGTTACGCATGATTGGTTTGCAACAGCAAATCTTGAGTGAACTTGACCCAAGTGACCCTGAACAGCAATTGAGAGTTGCTCAGAAATATGCCAGAAGTGCTCCAGAGTTAGCAATGAGAATTGCCAATGAAGCAAGAACTGCATTGGTAAGAATTAAACAAGCCCAAAGTGTGACAAAACAAGGCGTTACACCCAAGATTCAAATTGCTGAAAGAATTGCTACTGATGAAGGTTTAACAGGTGACGCATTTAAACGCAGAGTAGCGGAACTTTTACAAAGTCCTGAGAATTTATCAGAAGCTGAAAGAAAAGGCAAAAGAGTTGCTGAAATTACTCGAATATTAAGACCTGAGTCTGGTGGGTTATTGTTGCGTCCAGCAGAACGAGCCGCACTTGAAGCAGAGCGTGATATTTATCAGAAACAAGAGAAAGCCCAATCTTTTGGCGATCAAAGAGAAGCATATGCAGGAGAAATGTTTGAAAACAAACCTTTTGCAGAACTTACTCCAGCACAAAAAGGTATTGTCAATAAACGAATTGAAGAAGAAGGTCGAGCAAAAGCTACGGCAGGGGCAGCTGTTATTCCGGGAGTCAAAGAATTTAAAGACATTCCTAAACTACGAGCAGACATAATTTCAACAGTCAAACCATTTAGAGATACTGTTAATTCAACAGATTTTGCGCTTGAGAATCTTGATTTGTCTATAAAGCAGAATAATTTCTCAGCATTTAATGCGGCTCGTGTGCAATTGGCAAAAGCATTAGCTGGTGGAGACTTGAGTCAAAAAGAAATTCAAGCGGCTGGTGGCGACCCATCTATTCTTGGTCAATTAGTTGATATGACATCAACGGCTTTTACGAGCACACCATCAATAGGTACTCAGGAAAAAATAAAAGCCACTGTTAAAGCTATCCGCAAGGTGGCTTTACAAAAAGGTCGGGCAGAAATAGAAGCTCAAAGAACCCTTGCAAAACGATCTAATTTTACAGATGAAGATTTTGATTTAGCATCAGATATTCCTGAATTTAGAAAAAAACCTTCTCCAAAAATTACAGAATCTGATGATGCGTTAATAAACAAATATCTACCAAAAAAACCTTGAGGTAATTATGGCAACTTATGATGAAGTAATTGAAGCATTGCGTAATGCTGATGCCGCAGGGAATGTAGAGGATGCTCGTAGGTTGGCAGAAATCGCCAACTCTATGAAAGAAAAATTAGTTCCTGTTGATTCTGAAGGTGTTGAGCAATCGCCATTTGTATTGATAGGAGATCAACCTCCTCCAACAATGGGTGAGTATGTAAAAGAAAGCATTGGAAGAAGTTTAACTTCTATTCCTGCACTCATGGCTGAAAGCAGTGCTCTTTATGGTTTAAGTGGTGGTGAATTTCCATCTGAATTGCCCCCTAAAGGCACAGCAGGAAAAGCCTACACTGAATTCCAAAGAAATTTAGGTTTAAAACCTGAGATGCGTCCTGCAACACAAATGCAAAGAGCCGCTGGAACAGTTCTTGGAGCAGTAGCAGACCCATTAAATCTTTTTGGTGGTGCTGGTATTGCTAGACAAGGATTGAGCAATGTGGCTCGTGGTTTGGGGTTGTTTGAAAAAGGCGTAGGCGCACAAACTGCTATTGCTGGAGTTAGTGCTTTGGGTGGTGAGTATGGTGGCGAAGCAGGAGGCCAATATTTTGGCGTTCCGGGTCAGGTAATTGGTTCGATTATTGGCTCATTGGCATCTGGTGGAGGAACTATCAAAGCTGGTCAAATGTTGAGTGACCGTCTTTCGATAAAAGATATTGATATAGAAGATTTAGCCAATGTCGAGGGTATATCAAGAGCAAAAGATGTTATTGAAAAAGCCATTAAGACAGACCCACTGCTTCAACAAAAATTAGAAAACATACAAAGCAAAATTGAGTTTGTTACTGGTAAAAAAGGTGGTGCGGGAGTTGCAGGGTTAGATAATCTTGTGTTAAGCAGTACCTTGAAAAAATTAGCCACTGATGATGTGGAATTTGCAACAGAATTAAATAATATTTATTCTGAGCTTAGAGCGGCTGTTCGTAAAAAATCACAAGAGTTGTATCCAAGACCTAGTGGTGAAATTCCATCAGGACAGGCAAAAGTTTCTCAAACAGAAACTGACTACAACCAACGAATCACCTTTATTGATAATCAATTAAACAAACTAACAGGTCAACTTGACATTGCTGGTGGCACAAAACCAGTAGAGATTGGCACTGCAATACAAAATCTTGTTGTGGCTAAAGAGAAGGCCGCTAAAGCCGCACTCAAGCCTGAATATGAATCAGTGTTAGGTCAAGCATCCAAGCAAGGCGCATTGTTGCCAGCACAAGATACTCAAGATTTGCTCAACACAGCAGAACAGTTATTTCAAGGCGACCCTTGGGCTAAACAAGCCCCTTTGCTTAAATTGGTGCGGGAACAATCTTCAAAGTTCAAAGCAATGCGTAGACAAGCAGTGCCAACTGCTGAAGGAACTACTTTGCCAGCTACCATTGCACCAGACCTAACAATGGGCATGGATATAACAAGCCTTGATTCATTGAAAAGGCGTGTTGCTCAAGACATTAGAGAAACTCGTGACCCTAATAGACAAGACAAATTGCGCCTATTGCAAACAAGAGTTGATGAAGCATTAGACAAAGTACAAAATTCTAGTGGCAACATCGTGATTGACTTTAGAGGTGAGAAATTGCCTTTTGGTCAAGCAATGACAGCACTTGATACTGACTATTACAATAAAGTTGGCATTCCATTCAAAGATGCCGCTTCCATTGAAAAAATTAGTTCTTCTGATTACGCTGAAAAAATCTCTCCGTTGATTGCCTCTAGCCCAACTGCATTAAATCAGTTTTTGCGTGTTGCAGGAGATCAAGGTGTTTCATTGGCAGAAAAATCTGTCATGTCAAAGCTATACAACCAAGCACTTGACAAGAATGGTGTCATTGACCCATTGAAACTGGATAATTTGTTATCTAAAACCAGTACAAATGGTGGTTATAGCGACATTGTTGACCAACTTCCTGCATTGAAACAAAGATTGTCTGAAACTGGACTCAAGGCACAATATTTGTCTTCTGAAAAAATTGCGATTGATGATGCCGCAAGAGATTCCATGAGCAAAGCAGGGCAAAGTTTCTTAAAGGACTATGACGCTAGTGGAGTAAATGGCATAGTATCCAAGATGACGGGTGAAACTAGAAAAGGATACCTTAACAAATTTTTTACTGATCTAAAAAAGTTACCTCCTAATGAACAAAAAAATAGCTTGCTTGCTGTAAAAAATGGTTTGGTTGGTAATATGTTAGATAGTCCAAATCCTTTTGATTATTTGTCTAAAAACTCTGATGCTTTTATTAGGGTATTTGGAGTAAACGAGTACAAAAACTTGAATGCACTTGCTGATGTTTCAAGACTGTCTAAAACTCTTGACATAAATAAATTGAATTTCAGTAAAGTTGCGACACAACAAGAGTCTGCATTGCAAAGAGCAATGGGTGGCATAGCCCCTCAGAGAATTTCTGGAATTGTGGTAAATCAAATTGCAAGCGTCTTCAATAAAGGTTTTCGCATTCTTTCATTGATTGGTCAAACCAACATAGATAACGCTACGAAAGAAGCACAGCGCAAATTATTTTTGGATGACAATGGAGTGGATGCAATTGTTAACGCATCTACCAAATTCTTTACCAAAAAAGGTGAGGAGATTCAATTAAATCAGTTAATCAGTCCAGATGATGTGAAAAAAATGGCTACTGCTGTTGGCATGGGAGCATTGAGACAGAACTATTTTGGTGTTTCAGCGACTGCAAGCCCAAGTGAAGTGGTTAGACCGCAAGAAGCTGTTGTTGAAGAAGAATAAGGACACAAAATTGACCCGATTAGCATTTGCCTCCTTGCCGCAGGACTTGTCAAACAGATTCAAGCTGGCTGTGACCTATACAAGCAAGCCAAAGAGTCTTTCATGGAGGTCAAAAGCACTGTTGACGAGGCTGTTGGCGTTTATAGGGAAGTTACTGGATTTTGGAGTAACTTTAGTAACTTCTTCAAACCCAAGGCAAAGCAGTCAACGCCCAAGCCTGTGGCGAAAAAGAAAGAAAAGTTCGTTGCGGTAGATGAAACCCAAGTCAAAGTTGATATTGTCAAGAATCTGACCGAGTTTTTCAGGCTTCAAGAGCAATTAGCGGCACACATAAGGGAAGAAGAAGAAAAAAGTTTGACAGTCT